CTGGGAGTTCTGTTCTTTCAACCCGCCAAAGTCGAGAAACAACTGGGTGAACGAAGAGCAGCTCTATGACGATGCGGACAGGCTGATACACCATTCCACCTATTTGCAGGTCCCGAAGGAATGGCTAGGCAGCCAGTTCCTGCTGGAAGCAGAAAAGCTGAAGGGGAAGAATCTCAAGAGCTACGAGCATGAGTATCTGGGGAAAGTCACAGGGACCGGCGGTGCCGTCTTCGAGAATGTAGAGGATCTGCGCATGAGCAATGAGATGATCGCACAATTCGACAGGCTGCATTGCGGGCTGGACTTTGGCTTTGCAGTCGATCCGTTGGCTTTCGTCCAAATGCACTATGACGCCAAGAAGGAAGAGCTGTATGTCTTTGACGAAGTATACCAGCAGAAACTCACGAACCGCGCTGTAGCGCAAATCCTGCGCGCCAAGCACCTCACGGCACCGATCATTGCCGACTCTGCAGAGCCGAAGAGCATTGCTGAAATACGTGACATGGGTTTCAACATTATCGGATGCCGCAAAGGGCCTGATAGTGTAGCTTACGGCATCAAATGGCTGCAGGAAAGGCGGAAGATATACATTGATAAGCGCAGGTGCCCGAACACATACAGGGAATTTACTTGCTACGAATACGAGAGAAATCGTCAGGGGCAGTTTATTTCTGCCTACCCTGACGCAGACAACCATGCTATCGATGCCACGAGATACGCCTGCCAGAATGAAATGGCTAGGGCTAGAGTGAAGGTTTTAAGGAGGTGAGAACGTGGATTTAACCGTAGCTAGAAAAATGATACAGAAATATGTCACCGGTCACAGCGAATTTTTAAAACGGGCCCTGACGGCTGACAGGTATTACGACAACCTGAATGATATCCTATTCGCTCCCAGCAGGCAGGAGAAAGAGGCAAAGGGCGATATCGAGAACCCCATGCGCACGGCAGACAATCGAATCCCCATGAGCTTTTACAGCCTGCTGGTGGATCAGAAGGTGTCTTACCTTTTTACTGCCCCGCCTTTGTTTGATACACATAGCGATGACGTCAATAAGGTGATTACTGATACACTGGGAGGCAGTTATGCAAGCAGGATCCAAGAGCTGGCCACCAATGCATCCAATGCAGGGGTCGGATGGCTGCACTACTGGATTGATGAGAATGAGAAGTTCCAGTATGCCGTAGTACCCAGTGAGGAGATTATCCCGATTTGGTCGCCCAAATTGTCTCATGATCTGCTGGCAGTGCTCCGCGTGTATCGTGAGTACGATGATAACGGTGATGCCTACAAGGTTTATGAGTATTGGAATGACCGGGAATGTGAGGCTTATCGAATCCCGGAATCGGATGAAACGATGGATAGGCTATCCCCTTATAGCTGCTTTGCTGATTTTTACAATGCGGGATTGTCTGAAGCGGATAACCAGTTTATCCATAACTTCGGCCGGGTGCCGTTTATCCCATTCCGCAACAATCAACGAGCTACCAGTGATCTCAATAAAATCAAAAAGCTGATAGACGCTTATGACAAAACGTTAAGCGGTTTCATGAATGACCTAGAGGATATTCAAGAGGTCATTTTTATTTTGACCAATTACGGCGGGGAAGACCTAAACGAATTCCTGAAGAACCTGAAATACTACAAAACCATTTCCGTGGAATCTGCAGGCACAGGGGATTCGTCTGGGGTGTCCACTCTAAATATTGATATTCCGGTAGAAGCCAGGGATAAAATGCTGGAAATCACCCGAAAGGCGATCTTTACCATGGGACAGGGGGTAGATCCGGAGCAGCAGGGACTGGATAAGACTTCCGGCGAAGCCATGAAATTCGTTTATTCCCTGCTGGAGCTCAAGGCGGGGCAGATGGAAGTCCAATTCCGTATGGGATTCGACGAATTGCTTCATGCGATACTGCAGCATTATGGGAGGGACACAGCAGGCATCGTACAGACATGGACGAGAACGTCCATTAAAAATGACTCTGACCTTGTGACCATGTGCAGCAATTCCGTGGGCATTGTGTCCAATAAGACGATCTTATCCCGCCATCCATTCGTGGATGATCCAGAAGCAGAAGCAAAACAGATCGAAAAGGAACGCAAAGAGCAGGATGCGCAGGCTGATCCCTATGGAGGGGATTTAGATGGCAAGAAAGATGACTAGTTTTTATTTCCTAACGTGGCAGGTGAACCACGGTAAAAACCGGAGGAGGATTTTATGAATCAGGAAGAATTATTTGCTGAATTGGGCATCGCAGCCGATAAAAAGGAAGCAGCGAAAAAAGCGCTGACTGCTTTCTTAGATGGTGCGTATGTACCAAAATCTCGTTTCAATGAGGTCAACGAGGAAAAGAAGACCTTAACCGCTACTGTAGCGGACCGTGACAAACAATTGGAAACCCTCAAAAAGTCTACAGGTGATCTGGACGCATTGAAGAACCAGATTAAATCCCTGCAGGATGCCAACAAGAAGGCCCAAGAGGAAGCTGATGCGAAAATGAAAGAACTCCGTATCAATGACGCTATCAAACTGGCTATTGTGGACAAAGCGCAGGATGTGGACATTGTTTCCAGCTTGTTCGACAAGACCAAACTCATCCTTGGTGACGATGGAAAAATCACCGGATTGGACGAACAGCTGAAGGAACTGCAGAAGAACAAAGCATTTTTGTTTAAGCAGGCCGGCCCTAACCCGAAGTATGATCCCAAAGGCGGAAACGGAAACCCCAGCACCAATCCATTCGCAAAAGATACGTTTAACCTCACTGAACAGGGAAGATTGCTCAGAGAAAATCCGGAACAGGCCAAAGCCTTTGCACAGGCCGCCGGAGTAACCATTTAATCTAAAAGGAGACAATACAAATGGCAGGAACTACTATTTCCGATATCATCGTCCCGGAACTGTTTAATCCATACGTAGTGCAGAAAACCATGGAGAAATCTGCATTTTTCAATTCCGGTATTATTACTAGAAGCCCGGCATTCGATGCCCTGGCGAGCGAAGCAGCACGTACTCACAACATGCCATTCTTCGAAGATCTGCAGGGAGACGCTGACAACATCGTAGAAGGGCAGACTATCGAAGCACAGAAAATCACATCCAAGAAAGATGTATCCACTACCATCATGCGCAGACAGAAATGGAGTGCTTCCAATCTGTCTGCCGCACTGGCTGGTAAGGACCCGATGGCCGCTATTGGCGATCTGGTAGCAGGCTATTGGGCTAGACAGTACCAGAAGGAACTCATCAATATCCTTGCTGGCGTATTCGCTTCTACTTCCATGAAAGACCATATTCTGGATATTTCTGCACTGGAAGGGGAAGCTGCCAACATTTCTGCCTCTGCAGTCATCGATACCCTCCAGCTCATGGGCGATGCACAGGATCAGCTTTCCGCTGTGGTGATGCATTCTGCTACCAAAGCATACCTGAAGAAAAAGAACCTCATTGCTACCGAAAGAGATTCTACCAATGTGGAATTTGATACATACCAGGGCCGCCGTGTCATTGTAGATGATGGATGCCCAGTATCTGCTGGCGTATACACCACCTATTTCTTTGGTACCGGTGCTATTGCTTACGGCGAAGGTTCTCCGGTTCGTTTCGTGCAGACCGAAACCAAACGTGACCCGGATGACGGCGCTGGCGTAGACATGCTCTATAACCGCCGTTGCTTTATCATGCATCCACGGGGAGTAGCATGGACCAACAAGAAGAGGACCAATCCGGAATCCCCAACTCGCGCAGAACTGGCGGATGCCACCAATTGGAATCGTGTATATGAATCCAAAGCTATCCGCATGGTAGCCCTGAAGCATAAGGTTGGCTAATGATGGATAAGCAGTCAGAGAATGAAGCATACTGGGCCGCCAGGGCCGCAGCCTATGAAGAAGCCTGGCACAATCGTTGCCAGACTACCGTAGAGCGCGATCTGGCGGCGTATTATGAGCAGGCTCTGGCTGACATCCAAAGGGACATCGCTGCTCTGTATGGGTGCTTCGCGAAAGATAACAAACTATCTATGGCAGAAGCGCACAGACTGTTGACGGGCGATGAATATCGCGTCTGGCGGATGAGCATGGAAGAATACCTGCAGGGGATCGAGAACGGCAGCGTTCTGTCGGAGGAACTGAACACCCTCGCTATGCGAAGCCGCATTTCGCGTCTGGATAAGCTCTATGCAGAAACGCTGAAGGCTCTTGACCGGCTGGGACGCAAGACAGAAGACCGCATGACGGACTTTCTGATGGAT